ACAAACGACAACTATGAAACACAAACCAAATAAAAAATATGTATTCTGAATCTGTAATAGAAATAATAAAAGACATCAATCAGCTTGAAAGGCAACTAATTACTGACTTTGGCGTTGATGAACCTGTGAGATTAGTTAATAAAGAATTTCAAAAAAGGTTTCAACTAGCACAAACTAAATACAACCTATCGCTTTCATTCCCTGATAAATCAAGGGATTTAGAGAAAATGGCTAGTATGATGCTAAGAGCATGGAAGTCTTTACAGGATCAATTACTTAAAGAAGGTGTCATGCCATTACCTGTTGATACTTGGAAACTGAAACATACAGAAACAGATAGAGAAGTATTTATCTGCAAAGATGAAGCTGGTAAAAAGAATGTGCAAAAACAGTTTGGCAAGTATGTAATCGTATTATCAGCAGATGAATTACTTAACATGATAGATCACGATATCTTTTTAGAATTTGTAAAACTGACAAAACAAGGATTATTACCTACAATACTGTCTTACAAAGCTAAGACACATGAGCAAGAAAAAATGTAGTTATTGCTTACGAAACTTACCAGCAGAAATGTTTGAGCAAGGAAGCAATACCAAAGGTGAATATTCTAGGACAGAATGTAGAACTTGCACGCAAGAGAAAAGAACAAAAGCAAAGAATCAAACACCATATACCTATCTAAATCTTTTATACACACAACTTAAATCCAGCAGAAGAAAGTCAGATATCGAATGGGATATAGAGTTGGACTACATAAATAAGCTATGGGACAAGCAAGAAGGTAAGTGCGCATTATCAGGTATTAATATGACATGGCATCGTGGCGGTGGTAGTACCGACTATGCTTGTTCAATAGATCGTAAAGATTCTGATAAAGGTTATGTCGTTGGCAATATTCAATTGGTATGTCGTACTGTTAATTTTATGAAATCAACATTGAATGATGCACAACTATATTGGTGGTGCAAAAACATTGTTGAACACAAGGAAAGAAATATATAATGTACTTTGGTGCGGTGGTTCTCTCTCCTGATATATTTTCTCCTACTACCGCACCATCTTGATTATGAACTTAAATATCAAAGCAGATTTAAAACCATTACTAAAAAACTTAGATAAATCAAATATCAAAGTAAAATTTGCTGTTAAGGATGGTATTGATAGCACATTAGAATTAGTTAAAAAGGCAGAGATACATCAACTTAAAAAAGACATAGATAGACCAACACCATTTACACAAAATGCTTTTGTTGTAAGAAAAACTAAATTCAATGATGTAGGCTTTGAAGGCAAAGTAGAAACTAGACCTGTACAAGAAAAATATCTTAAAACGCAAGTGTATGGTGGTAATGTCAAAGCTAAGAGAAGCTATATAGGTGTGCCAACACTTAAAGCTGATCTAAATGAGTATGGAAACATTAAAGGCAGAAGAAGTGGTTTTGTAAAAAGAAAGTCAGATTTCATAGCTAACGTAAATAATATTCGTGGTGTTTACAGAAGAATAGGAAAGGGTGAGAATAAAAAACTAGATTTAATTGTAGCTTTTGAAAGAAGCGTTAATTATGAAAAAAGATTTAAATTCTTTGAAGCTGGTAAGAGAGTAGTAAAGAACCATCTACCAAAAAGAATACAAATGCAAATAAATAAAAAGTTTAAGAAGAAGCTATGATAGGGGGTATGCAAAGGTACTGTCTAGCAATATGTATCGTGGGTGATTCGAAG